CAAACGGAGAAAAACATGGCGACTCCTCAATTATCTCCTGGAGTATTAATCCGAGAGGTTGATTTAACAGTTGGAAGAGCTGAGAATGTTTTAGATAATGTTGGAGCGATTGCAGCACCCTTTCAGATTGGACCCATCGATTTCCCAATTGATGTTTCCAATGAGCAAGAATTACTAGAGTTTTTTGGAAAACCAATCTCTACAGACAATCACTACGAATATTGGCTAACCGCATCATCCTTCCTATCATATGGAGGAGTTCTTAAAGTTGTAAGAACTGACGGTTCAAACTTAGTCAATGCAAACTCAAAAGTTACTAATGCAAGCACAAGAGCAACTGGTGTTGCAGATGCTAGTTTGAAGATTAAAAACCTTGATGATTACAACTTGAATCATGCAGAATCTGCTGCAAGTTATGTTTTTGGTGCCAAAACACCTGGAAAATGGGCAAACAACCTAAAAGTTTGCTTTATCGATAGTAAAGCAGATCAGATAATTACTCTTCCTGCAGGAGCAATGTCTGACGTTGCAGTTGGATACGGTGTATCTTACGGATTCAACGGAGAAGTACTTACATCTGCTGGTAGTACCGAAGCACTAGGAAATGGAGCATTCCTAAAAGGTATTATTACCGAAAAAGACACAAATAACAACACAATTTCAGTCAAAGTTGTTTCCCGAGTTTCTTCAGCAGGAACTGTAACAGCAATTGATTATGCAGAAAGATCTGATGTTGCATCTTTCACTGCTGGAACTAGTGTTAATGTTCTAAACAATTCTGGTGCTGCAACAACTACGGTTGGTCTCGGTACAGTAAAAGATTGGTATGATGAACAAAAAATTGACCTTACCAACCAAGATTTATTCTGGAAGCAAATTGCACCTAAACCAGGAACTTCTGTATATGCAGATGACAGATCTGGTAGAAATGATGAGATGCACATCGTCGTTATCGATGACTTTGGATCTTTAACTGGTATTAAAGGTAATGTTATCGAGAAGCATTTAGGTCTTTCAAAGGCAGAGGATGCAATCTCTAATATCAATTCTCCTCAGAAAATCTACTACAAAGATTATCTCGCACTATTCTCCGAGTATGTCTATGCAGGAGACAACCCTTCTGATAATGAAACTCTTGAAGAAGTAGCACAAACTGGATTTGCTGATAATGGTGTTGCCACATCCTTTACTGGAATTAGCACTGGTGACGGTCTTTGGAGTCAAAATGCACAGGATGTCACATTCGCATCAATTGGCAACTATGTCTACTCACTAGCTGGTGGTAAAGATTACTCGGATACTTCTGGATCTATGAAGGCATCACTTGCTGACATAGCAACTTCTTACAGAGTAATTAGAAATGAAGATGAACATGCAGTTGATTACCTCTTAATGGGTCCTGGTTGTGACAGCAAGGCAGAATCTCAAGCAAAAGCACAAGCATTAATTGCAATTGCTGAAGAAAGAAAAGACTGTATTGCGGTAATTTCACCACATCGTGCAGATGTTATTGATGTTGCTGGAGGAAGTAATGCTCAAACTAACAACATTATTGAATTCTTCTCTCCACTAAGTTCCTCTTCTTATGCAATATTTGATAGTGGATACAAGTACATGTATGACAGGTTCAATAACAAGTTCCGTTATGTACCTACAAATGGTGATGTTGCTGGTCTCTGTGTAAGAACTAGTATTCAATCATTCCCTTGGTTCTCTCCTGCTGGTCAGCAGAGAGGTGTTATAAACAATGCTATCAAACTAGCATATAACCCATCCAAAGCAGAAAGAGACAAACTTTATCCTAACAGAATTAACCCAATTACCAATACTCCTGGAACTGGAATTATCCTATTCGGTGACAAGACTGCTCTCGGTTATGCTTCCGCATTCGACAGAATTAATGTTCGTCGTCTATTCCTCACAATTGAGCAAGCACTTAAGAGTGCTGCTGATGCACAACTCTTTGAACTCAATGATGAGATCACAAGAGCAAACTTCATCAACATTGTGGAACCTTTCCTCCGTGATGTTCAAGCAAAGAGAGGTCTCTTCGGATTCCTGGTTATTTGTGATGAAACAAATAACACTCCAGATATTATTGATAACAATGAGTTTAGAGCAGACATCTTCCTGAAGCCTGCCAAGTCTATCAACTATGTAACTCTCACCTTTGTTGCCACGAGAACTGGCATCAGCTTCGATGAAGTTGCTGGTAGAGTTTGATAATACAATAAATTAAACTAAGGGAGTAAAACCAAAATGGCAAACAACAATCCTTCACTTAAGAACTTATCAGCATTCAAGACAAGACTTGCTGGTGGTGGAGCTAGACCCAATCTCTTTGAGGTTGCAATTGATAAGTTTCCGGCAGAGGTCCAATCTTATTGGTTATCTGACCAGAAGATAGACTTTCGATTTATGTGCAAGGCAGCACAGCTACCAGCATCTAATATTGCTTCAGTAGAAATTCCCTTCAGAGGTAGAACTCTGAAGGTTGCTGGAGATAGAACATTCGATACCTGGACAGTAACTGTTATCAACGATGAAGATTTTGCTCTAAGACATGCTTTCGAAGCATGGATGAACTTACTATCCAAACTTGATAACGCAACTGGTGCTGTTAACCCAGCTTCTTACATGGTTGACGCAAATGTCTTCCAACTTGGAAGAAGTAACAGGTTAGAAGGAACACAAGTCCGTGAAAATGTCAAGGCTCAAGGTCAAGGTTTCGGTGCTTCCGGAAGTGGAGACACTACAGTTCTAAGATCATATAAGTTTGTTGACATTTGGCCTTCTAATGTTTCTGCTATTGATGTCTCTTATGACACAACAGATGCAATTGAAGAGTTCACTGTTGAATTCCAGGTTCAATACTTTGAAATGAACGACGGTCCTGGAAACCTCCGTTAAACTAAGATAAATAAGTAAAACGGATAATTAAATTATGGCAAGACTCTTTGGATTTTCAATTGAAGATTCAGATCCAAAGTCATCCTCGATAGTCAGCCCTGTTCCTCCTAATAATGAGGACGGGGTTGATCATTATTTGAGTACGGGATTTTTTGGTTCTTATGTAGATATTGAAGGAGTATATAAAACAGAATCTGATCTTTTAAGAAGATACAGAGAAATGTCACTTCATCCAGAAGTAGACAGTGCTATAGAAGATATCGTCAATGAAACAATAGTTTCAGATTCTGATGATTCTCCCATTAAGATAGAATTATCAAATTTGAATGCCAGTGATGGTATTAAAAGAAAAATTAGACAAGAATTTAAAACAATTTTAGATCTCCTTGATTTCGATAAAAAATGTCATGAGATCTATAGAAACTGG